TGAGAATAAAGAAGCTATGTTCAGGCTAATCTTGTCTTCATCTTCCTTGGTTCGATGTATTCCATCTAATCCAATGTGACTATTCTGCGGCAAGCTGTGGTCCTGTGACTTGTTGCTGTTGTTGCATCTGCTGCATTTGCTGCATCATTGCAACTATCTGTCTACGATCTTCTGCGTCACGAATCAAGCCCTCTGGCACACCAAACTTTTTAGCAAGGAATACAGCTGTTTCTTCTGAGTCGATAAGTATGTTCGTCATATCAGCACCAAAGTATCCATTCACTAGCTCCAAGAAACGAGAAACAGATGTAATATCTTGGTTTGATTGCGCTTGCGCTAGTGGAGATACAGAACGAATCTTTACCTCACGACCATTTACAGTTGGTATTTCAATACGCCCCTGCTTCTTCAAGATGTGAATGACACGCTGCAATACTGGCTGCACCAACTCAGCTTGAAGACGACCAAAGGCAGAGCCAATACGACGAGACAAGTCTGCCATACGTTCCGCTACTTCAGTGGCAGACGCAGGTGTGCGGTCTGGGTTGCCAAGCATATCATTGTATAGGGCACGTTTAATATTTAGGCGCATGTCACTTAGAACAATGTCAGCTACGTCAAAGCGACCAGCGGCCTGTACTGGCTGCAATCCAACAGATTGTGGTGACTTAGGAATGATCGTCCCTGGCACTAGGTTAATCGTATCAGGGTTAATAATGCCATCATCATCCATTTGATAGATGCCAGATATAGCCATCTGCGCATTCTCAAGGATTAGTTGGATAGTAAGGTTAGTTGTTTTGATTGCAGACAACGCATTGATTAGCGGCCCACGACCATAGACTTCACCTGCACACTTAGACCAACGGAAGCAAACGTATGGGTTAGAACCTACGCCAGTAAAGGTTTCATCCATAATGTAGGTCTTAGTGTTCATATCAATCACATAGTAAAGATATGCTTCTTGGTTTCTCTTTGTGTAGTCTTTGCAAACTACTTCAAGCAATGTGCATTTACCTTCTGGATCACGAGTAATGCGCTGTTCTACACGCGCATCAAATGTTCCTTTGGGGTACATGTACTTTAGGTCTGAGTTCCGAATACCTTTACGTTCACGGAACACATGGTCAATCTTATCATCTGGGCCAGTATCCAATACCACATGTGGCAGCGGGATTGCTGAGAAGACAATAGGATTTAGGGCATCGCCCTCTTCAACACAAAGAATGCCTGTACCAACAGCCAAGTCCATAAATGACTCGTGTACTTCTTGACCAAAGTTAGAGTTTTGCAAAATCTCAAAGACATACTCTGTTACTTCATCAAGGTCATTGTCTACGATGTCACGCTCTTGTGGGGGAATCTCTGAGCCAGCGGCTAAGTCTGCCCAACGTGCAAAGTTAGGAACAAGCCCAGACTGTAGACGAGATGCAAATTCTTGCACACCAACAACGGCTGTTTCGTCAAATATCTTATCATCTCGACGCTGACCTGCGGTTTCATAGTAGAAGGATTCACGTTGAGGCAGCGCGTATTCGTAACACTCTTCAAACAAATCGACGAAGTTCTGGCGATGCGCCTTGGCTTTCTCGTACCGTTCTAGGTATTTCTTTGGATCATGCATTATTTAAACCTACTATAGTATCCGATCCCACCGCGAGAACCTGTCATTAGTGAACGGCGACCACGACCACCACGGCGACCTTGTGGCCCAAACTTCTGCGCGCTTTCTAGTCTAGTTCTTAATCTCTCAGCTTTGCCAATGGCACGTTGCTGGCGTTGACGACGAAGCTCTGCTTGCGCCAACTTTTCTTGGTCGCTCATAGCTTCTTCTGGATCACGAGTGTAGATTGACTCAGCGGTTACACTTGTTGTGCCAGCACCACCTATATCTGTTTCACGCTCTGTTGTTGTGTTAGTTGTTGTAGTAGTAGTTGTTGTATCAGTATCATCAGTGTCAGTTGTTGTTGTCACCACTTTAGCTGGCTTGTCATCGCCGCCGCCACTTGGCTGTTGTGCTAAACGCTTTTTACTTTCAGCGGTACGCCTTTGATAATCTTCAATTGCAGGCTTACTATAGCCTAGAGACGATAACTTATCGGCCTGTGCTTTGCCAGTAAGTCCAAAGGTACTCAGTCCCATTTTAACATCTGTTGAGATGTTCTTAACAATAGTTGGAGCTTTACTGTCTTTAGAACTGCTTTCTTTAGACGCTGTGGTTTCTTTTCCGCACATAATAAAATCCTCTTTGCTTATTCAAAAGCACAGAATGAATATTTTTTCAACGCACAAAAGACCACACGCTTGGCTTCTTCTGCGTCTTGTTCTTACCAAAGACATTAAAGTTTCTTGATGCGTTAACAACTTTGGCTGGCCTTTGATTGGTCATAAGTGCGCGTCCCTCACCTGCACCAAGCATCATATACTGCAATGCATCGTGAATGTGGGAGTACATATTCTTGTCAGGTTTGTCAGCGTATCTCTCACCGCTAACCTCCATACGCTTATACTGATAGCCGCCCTCAAATCCTTTAATTAACTGTTGGCATCTTCGATCAATTAGGAAGGCTGGCTTACCATCTACCATCTTGTTCAGCTGGGAGGAGACTGATTCAAGACGGAGGTCAACAGAGTTGGAGGGCGCAGGGAAAGCCCTCAAGCCAGCCCCACGCAGAATGTGAAAGGGAGTAGATTCATCAGTCTGCGCTCTAAAGTCACCAGCGGGATCACCATAGATATACACATCAGATACTTCTGAAAAACGTGTGGCAATCTCTTGGCGTAGAACTTCGGCAAAGCGAACAATGCCCATGTCAAATGCAACAATCTCAGACTGAATCAACCATCTGCCACGCACCTTCTGGCCTATAGTAGCAGCAGGGGTAAGCCCAAAGTCCAAGCCAATATAAAGAGGCTGAGAGGCAGCAACAGGTATTTCTTCCTTTGCCACATGAACATCTTGTGCAAACATCGGATAGATAGGCTTACCATCCTGAATGGCACCTAGCTTGTTCATTACATAAACATCAATCCAACTCTTAGTCTTACCGCGTATAAGATTAGGATAATAGTTCTCAAGCATGTGCCTACGATTCTCAGCATCTTTGTTTGGCTTGTAATCCTGAATCTCACCTTCATCATTGCGAATCTCTAGCATCCCAGAAGGTTGCGTAAAGAACTGCCAGTTGTCAGGCTTAACCAACATCTTAGCCTGTTCGCGCGGAATGTGGTCAGGGATTGGCACCTCACCAGACATAATAGGCCACCAGTGATCTTCTTCAGGCGCGTTGGTATCTGCAATAACACCAGTCCAACTTGGGCCACCGTCACGCATAGAAGGGTAACGACCAACACGCATAGTACATGCATCAATAATAGACTTCGGTATCTCCCTTGCCTCATTGATCCAAATGCCAGTCAATTCGAGAGAGAGGAGTTTCTTGACATCTTCGGGACGATCAAGGGCAAGGAAGATTACTTCAAGTTCGACTTCGCCGCGCTTGATATTGTGGGTGTATGGGACTGACCATGTGAACTTTCCCCATTCGTTTTCTGGGAACCAGTCAAGCCATGTTTTAATAGTTGTAGTTCGTAGCTGTGGGTTTGTGTTCCGTATAATAGCCCATCGAGACTTTCGTAATCCGTCTGGGCCTTTCTTTTGTTGAAGTGCCCTCCGAAAAACCTCAACACAACATCCAACACTTTTACCACTCCCTACTGGCCCTCGAATCCCACGAAAGAAAGTATCGTCCTTCATAAAGGACTTTAGCACTTCACCGTCAGGCTTGTACTTAAAATCAACCACTATCGCAGTCCTTTGTCTACTCCGACCTTAATCATGCACTCTGCCACATCAGGCCCGATATTGTCTATCACTTGGTCGAGCATATAGTTTGTCACAAACATCTTCCCATGCTTTTCATCTACATGCTGGAAGTGAACCTTCTTTACAATGCCACGAAGCATCCGAAGTTCTTCTGGCTTCAGTGTATCTACAAAGCTCATTTCTTCTTGGTGGCTTTCTTTTTAGGCTTAGAATAAGCCTCGTTGATGTCAGGAGTGGAAGGGTCATCTGCCTTCAATCGTCCCTTGGAGCTGCGAGAACGTGTTGGTTCTGGCCCTTCCACCAAGCGGCGCGAGTCAGGGGTTCTCGTTTTGCCGCTATACGTTGTACCAGCAAGCTCGTGTGTCTCACCAGTATAGAGTTCACCACTGGGTAAATACCATGCCATGTTATGTCCTATACTTCTTTACTTTCCGAGCAATCGCTTTCGGTTGAGCCACAAACTGCTTACCCTTTGCCTTGCCCTCTCGTTTAGCTCTGGTTGTAGCTGCATATTCAGAATCACTAAGAGCAGCAATAGCCTTGCTAGGAAGGTAGCGTTCACCAGTCTCACTAGACTTCTTGCCAGACTTGGTGCGCCATTTTTGCTTTCCCCAATTGAGGAGTGACTTCTGAGGTGCCTTCATTTGTAACCACCACCACGCTTCTTATATTCCTTGGCAAGTAGTTGCGCCTTTCTGGCACTCCATTGTCCAGCAGCAGTGCCATGTGTGGCCTTGGCCTTAATGGCATTAAACAAAGACTTGCGCATCTTTGGCTTAGTGTAGTTACCCGCTGCGTTAACTGCCATTACGGAAACCTCTTCTCTGTGTCAGGCATGTCAGAAAGCTGAGTGCCAAGCTTACTTAGAAGACTACGCAGTTGACGAGCACGATCATCTTTCTCTTTGCTCAACCCACCCTTCGGCACATTGTTCATAATCTTTTCTAACTCTGCTTCGGCAGCATTGTATTGGCTGAGAAGAGATTGACGTTTCTTCGGGGGACGACCAACCTTCGATCCATAAGTTCCTTTACCCATAGGCATTACGCTGTATCCTTATTCTTATTTCTCTTGCTAATAGCCCTAGCCTTGGCACGAGCATCAGCCTTACTACTGGCACCCCAAGCTTTTAGGCTGAGAAGAAGACGAGTAGGTCTACCCTTGGCATCCCGCTCTGGCCCACGCATCCCCGCCATCCTAGCCAAGAAGCTAGCACGACGAGGATTGTCACCACTCTTCACTGGAGGCTTCAATGTGCCACCCTTGTAAGAGGCACGACCCTTGGCATTCAACCCACCTTTAGGGTTCTTACCTTCCTTACGCGTCCAAGCTGGTGTCTTCATCAGTTCACTCCTTCGGCAAACCAAGTTTACCTATGCGTACCTTTCTAAGTAAAAATATTTTTTGAAGCAACGCACAAAACCTTAAAAGAGAAAAATGCTAGTAGGGGACTACTGACAATAGAGTAACCACCGTTTTTTGACCCCCTACCTACTATGACAGGTCAATGGATACTCTAATATCCCCTGCTACCTGTACCTGCGAGCGATCTATCGGTTTGAATCCAGCACGATCAAGTATATCCTTGGACGCTTCTAGCTGAACGTACTCACTCTTGGCACCTGAAGCGAGCTTCAAGACTTTCGCAGCGGCAACTGTAGCATTCATACCTAACTGCTCTGACACCCGTTGCATCATATACTGTTGCACATGTGGTTGCCGTAAGGCCTTGGAAGCACTCACTCTTCCAGACTCGCCCTCTGCATAACCCGCTTCTTTAGCAGCTTGAGTGACACTACAACCTAATGCTACGAGTGTATCAACCAAGCGAGTCTGTTTGTCAGTCAATTTCTTATTCACAAGGTCAGTCATTGTATCCTCTCGTTAGCACATCTCT